GAGGGATGAGGTCTTTTCTTTTTTAAATCTTTTATTTGTGTTTGATTTAATTTTTTACCACCCATACCACCTGTTATTGCCATTTGGTCAGAAATAGATTTTCCATATTTAACTATTTCATCACATATTCTAGCAGGGACTGCTGATTGAAAATAATAATAATAATTTGCTAAGTTCATATATCTTTATAAACTTAATATAACATTTATTATGATACTGTCAATGTTCCTGAAACTGTAAACTTGGCTAATTTATCACCACCTGGATGTGTAGATGTTGAATTATCTCCTGGTGTTACAGCAAACGTAACATCACTTGGACCTCTAATTATAACTACTCCTGATCCACCTGCTTGTCCAGCACTTGGAGGAGATCCGTCATAACTACCCCCTGCACCACCACCTGTATTTGCTGTTCCAGATTGTGGACTTTGTGAACTACCTCCACCTCTTCCACCACCACCTGCACCACCAGTTGGAGTATTACTATTGTTATTTCCACCAGCTCCACCACCAGCGTATGATGCACAATCACCAAAAATATTATTAGGCGCACCAGCACCTCCATTACCACCAGCACCACCACCTCTAACTCCGTCACTACCTGCAGCAGTTGCACCTCCACCACCACCTGATGCAGAACCTCCAGAAGCGTGTCCTCCAGATCCACCAGCATTACCTTGTGGTGGAGTTGTAGAAGGTGTATTTCCAGCGCCTCCAGGTTCAACTGCAAATCTATCTGGTGGCCAACCTGTTCCACCTCCACCACCAGAACCTCCAGTTCCTGACGGACCCGGATGACCACCACCTGTTGATGTAATTTTTACTGGCGCTGCTCCACAAACATTAAATATTGAATCACTTCCTTTATTTCCTCTACATACAGGACTTCCAGATGATCCACCTGCTCCACCAGCACCAACAGTAACAACATAACTTTCACCACCTTCTAAGTTTGAAAATGGCAGTGCGCTTCCTTGTAAAGGTGAAGGTCCATAACCAGAGGCTCTATACCCACCAGCTCCACCACCACCTGATGCGTATCCACAGGCAGCTGATCCACTACCACCACCTCCAGCTACTACTAAATAATCTAAATTATAACTGATTAAAACTTTAGGCCATGTTCCTTGAGACTTGGCTTGAAATTGACTTTGCATTGACCATACACCACTTGCTTTATCTAATTCTTTTACAATAACAATTCCTGAACCACCTGCTTTAGCTGCGTCCGCAGTACAATTAGCTCCACCTCCGCCTCCACCACCAGTGTTTGCTGTTCCTGCTGTAGAGGATACATCTGGTCCGGGTGTATCTATTCCACCTCTTCCTCCACCACCTGAACCACCTGGCCCTGATGTTAAACCCGGTGTTGGACTATTACCTCCACCACCTCCGCCTCCAGCGTAAGTAACATCCGATCCTGTTATTGTGCTTGGTGATCCATCACCACCTTTTCCTGTTCCTCTACAATTAGGCCCTGCTGCACTACCAGCTTCACCCACTTGACCTGCGCCACCACCGCCACCACCTCTAAAATTTCCTGAGCTAACAACACCTCCTGAACCACCATCGTTTCCTTGACAAGCTGTTCCAGATCCACCTGCTTGAGTATTTGGTCCACTCGGTGGGCCTGCTCCATATCCATTGCCACCTCCACCTGAACCACCAGGTTGTCCTGTATTAATTGGACCACTAGAATTTTCTGAACCACCTCCTCCACCACCAACGCTTGTTATTGGATTAGATGGAAAAGCTGCAACAGAGCTACCGCCTTGAGCACCTGTAGCTGGTTTTCCTGGTGATGCTGAACCACCAGCTCCTACTGTCATTGTATAAGTTGTATTACCATCAACTGAAATACATGAAACTTGTCTAAACGCACCACCTCCACCACCGCCACCATTTCCAGTTCCACTACCACCACCGCCTCCAACAACTAATGTTTCAACAAATCTAGTTCCAGATTGTGTAGTAATGTCTCCTGACGATGTTTTGGATGTGATTGTATTTTTTCCAAACGAAGTTTTATTCGCTTTTCCAATTAGTCCACCGTTTAATGATCCGCCTTTTGTGCTAGGCATTTAAGTGTCCTCCTATGCGGACACCCAAGCTGTGCCGTTCCAATCGTATACTGTTGGTGTTTCCGCTTCGTCGTTTGATTTAATTGCTTCCCAACCTTTAGTGTTGTCAGCGTTATATTTATCTTCTTTCCAAGAAATTAAATAAAACCATTCTGGTTCTGCTTGACCATCGTTTGTAATTGATGGATATGTAATTGGTGCTTTCCAATCATCATTATCATCTAGTGACCATGAAGCAAAAGGTTGCTGTGCTAAAAATTTATCTTTTGTTGAATCGTAAACATATCCAATACCTGCGTATTGTTTTCTAAAATTATGATTATAAGAAGTTTGTTTCCAAGTGCCACCTTTGAAAAAAGATTGACACCATACTTCTCCATCAGCGTGCATATCATTATCACCTAATTTACCTGCAGCTGTGTCTATGTCGTTTCCGACAACCACCACTCTTTGAACAATCCAATGTGTATTGTCAGTAAAACCCGTTGGGTCTTTCTCTTGTTTTAATTCTGCGAAATGTGCCATTTTTTACTCCTTAAAATTTATATTTATAATTTATTTTTAACTTACAGTCAACGTCCCAGAGACAGTAAATGTAGCAATTTTATCTCCACCTGGGTGTGTAGATGTTGAATTTGTTCCTGGTGCTACTGCAAATGTAACAGCGCTTGGACCTCTAACTACAACAATACCAGAACCGCCAGTTCCACCATTTGCTACATCTCCTGCTCCACCTCCACCACCACCAGTGTTAGCTGTTCCATTTACACCTACTGCACCACCCTGACTTGGTCCAGGAGCTCCTGCTCCACCACCACCTGCACCTCCTGGTCCAGGTGCTCCTGATGTATTATAAACTCCACCTCCACCACCAGCGTATGTAACATCCGATCCTGTAATTGTATTTGGTGCACCAGCACCTCCTGGTCCCGCAGCTGGTCTAGCTGAATCCCAATTACCACCTGCAGCAGTTGCACCTCCACCACCAGCACTAGTCGTAGCAGCACAAGGAGGTCCTGGAGGATTACCTGCTCCTACTGGATTACTACCTACTCCACCTGGTTGACCTTGTGGTGGATCCACTGGAGGAGTGTTACCTGCAGACGCTGCATTACACGGATAATATGTTGGATAATTTAAAGAATTATAAACTGCACCACCACCTGAACCTCCTGGTCCAGTAAGACCAGCGTTTGGTGTATTACCACCACCGCCACCACCGCCAGCAGATGTTATTGTTGAAAATACTGAATTAGTTCCTCTTGCACCATTTGTTGTTGGACTTGTTGTTCCACCTGCTCCTCCGGCACCAACTGTAATTGAAAATGACCCTACATCTGATAACAAAGCAGAGCCTTGTAATGGAGTGGGTCCAAAACCAGCAGCTCTATAACCGCCAGCTCCACCTCCACCACCCATACCTGTACCACCACCGCCACCACCAGCTACTACCAAATAATTTAAAGAAAATAAAAACTTTGGCCATGTTCCATCGTTGACTGCATCTAATTGTTCTTGCATTGACCAAACTCCAGATGCTTTATCTAATTCTTTTACTACTACAACTCCTGAACCTCCAGCTCCACCACCACTAGGTGCAGGATCGTATTCAGCTCCACCACCGCCACCACCTGTATTAGCAGTTCCAGCACAAGCTGATCCAGGTCCTTTTCCAGCTCCACCACCGCCAGGTCCAGCAGCACCACCAGTTCCACCGCCAACAGCAGGTACGTTCGCACCGCCGCCACCACCACCAGCTATTACGCCACAAACTCCGACACTAGTTCCAAAAGTTGGAGAAATATCTAAACCATTTCCACCAGCACCACCATCTCCACCACTTCCTGATTGAGTACCATTTCCTCCGACGCCACCAGCACCACCACCACCGCCAGCAGCCTGAAAATAAGTTGAAGGTGTATTACCACCATCGTTTCCTTGAGAAGGACTTGTTGGAGGTGTATTACCATCTCCACCTGAAGAAGCACCTCCTGGACTACAAGCAGCTCCTCCACCACCTGAACCACCATCTAAACCATTTTGTTGTGGACTAGGACTTCTGATACCACCTGCCCCACCACCTGTAGATGTATAAGTTGTTCCACCAGCAACTAAAACTGAATTA